TAATCTTTCACATAAATGAGGTGAAGGGGCCAGTTAAACCAGCCCCCTCATATATTTTATATGCTGTCTCTAGCAACTTCAGCAGCGGATGTGCTGCCTTGCTCTGAAACATCCATTAGTAGAGCGTAAACTCTAAGTTTACCTGCTGTAAAGGTAGCACCGTCACCTGCAAAAACAAGGTCTAGTGTATCTGCTGTAGCAAGAACAACTTCTGCTGAAGGTGTTACACTTGGAGCGTATGCACCATCTGAAGCACCATCAATGTCAAATGCTGTAACATATTCGTCAACGTCTGCTGCACCCAATGTTATAGTAGCATTTGTACCTGTATTCATTGTTGCGCTTTCGACAACTTGAACACCTGCGTGAAGTATGTGAGTGTTAGCTGGTAGTGTAATACATTGTACTGTATCTGGTGCTGAACAATCAATAGCTTGTGCAGTCAAGTCAATTATTAGTTCGACTTGATACGGCATACGGCCTCTGTTGGAGTTACCTGTAGCAGGAAGTAAAAGTGATGTTATAGTAGCCATTTTTTATGTCCCCCTACGCTGCGTTATATTTGGCGTTAACAAGAGCTTCTGGTCGAAGAATCTTTCTGCCATATAAGTGCATCCCACGAACAATATCGCTGAATGAATCGGGGTCCCGATATGACTCAACTTTATTGATCTGTTCTGCGGTTGCAACTGCACTATCGTGTCCAGCAACAATAACCCCGAAGTTTGCATTTTGGTTTGCAGAGCCAGATGTTCCTGGTCCAGTACCTACTGCAGGTAGATTGTTAGACTGATATACACGGAAACCGTGCAAGTTGTTTAGTAATAGACCGTTTTGAAGACCTGATCCACCGAAGTCTGAATTTAGAAGACGTGAATCTTCATCTTTCAATAGTTCGATAAATACAGAATCTAAGCAGATCCATCTGTTACGAGAGTCAACATTTTGTTGATCAAGTAGTCTCGCCATTCTAGCAATTACCTGTAAAGGTGAAGCTGTGGCAGTTGGCTGTGCAGTTGCACCACCAAAACGAGGTACAAGAGGAATCGAATGATCTCCTGCAGAACTTGTTGTGATGTTACCAAAGCTACTTTTGATTAGCTTCATGCTAGAAAGTAGCTCGTCTGTACCAGCAGTAGATACTGCTACAGATCCATTTACAGTTGCGTTAACTGTATCTGCGTCAGCGTGTAGCGAAGATTGTTTGTAACCAGCTAGGTATCCAAGAACGTCTTGGTCCATTTGGTCGGCTAATCTGTATGCTGCACGATCAGTTGCGAGATTCATAAAATCAATGTGACTGTGCGCTTCTTCAATATCGTCGATTTTAAATGCAAAGTAATTTGATTTATCGACAGTAAGTTGAAACTCTTCGTCATCAAGATCCTGTGGCAGTATTGTAGTACCACGAGTGTACGCCTTTACTGAAACTTCAGGTTCTTTCATTATTTTTACTGTATCGCCTTGGTTTGCTATTTCACCAAAGTAATCGTTATTGGTTATAGCATTAGCAACGGCAGACTTGCGAAATGCAAGTTGTACCTGTTTGCTGTAGATGATGGGTGAAAAATTACCGTTTGGTAAATTACCGTACCCACTTGCTGAAGAAAAAGCCATTGTATAAAATCCTCCGTTAAGATATGGCTATGTAATATAAACACAACATATCCACTAAAGGGGCCTGTTATTTTCGAGGGTGCAATTTAAGTTTTAGATCCGTCGATCTTTATATAAACTGGGCCTGTACTTAATAGGGTAGTTCTTTGCGGCTTAGTGTTTGGTGAAACATATACATTAAAATAAAACAATTTATGTATATGCGTATAGTTATACTTACAAAATTCTAAGTGTCAAGTCTTTTTTGACATATCGTAAGTAAACTTGCCCTCTCGCATAGCCGTCATAATCTCATCGGATCTTTTGGCGTATTCACGGGGTGACATTCGGTTAACAGCAGACTCGCTAAGATACTTCTTAGATTGATCTGCCTCTGGTGTACTACGGGTTCTAGCATTTACTGAAGAAGCTGCAGCTTTGTCTGATGAAAGAGTAGTAGCTTTATTTATGCCTTTGTCTTGTTTGTACAAGTCAATGACACGAGAAACAGATTTAGCGTCATCCATGTTTTCATATAATGCGTCTTTAACCCATTTAGGTTGTTCATCTGCCCAGTTATGAAACTCATCACCACTTCTAATTGATTCAAAGTCGGGGTGCATACTAACAAGTTCTGCTTCTGCTTTTTCTCGTATTGCATCTGCTCTGACCTGTTCAAACTTTTTCATTCTACTTTCTAAATCAGTAGATCTTTCTGCTGCTTTTTTGTCTGCAATGGACTCTACTATTGCAGCAACATCAGGATGCTGTCTTGCCCATGCGTCAACTTCTTCAGTAGACTTAGGTAGAACAAGTTCATTCTTTGATGCAAGATTAAGTTGAGACTCTAGCTTTTCTAAACGAGACTGCATTTCTTTTTCTTTTTCAGATGTGTGTCTACGTAAATCACCGTAGCGTTTCTTAAAAGACTTTTCTTCTGCAGTTAACCCTTCATCTTCGTCTTTAGTTTCAACTTTATTTAAAGGGTGTTCTTCTGATATATCTTCTTGGGTCTCGACGTTAGGACTGCGCCCTGCGTCTTTCATTAGTTGATCTAGTTCTTCTTGATCTTTAGCTGCACGAGCTATGTTTCTGTTGTGTGCTGGGGAATTTACCACTACAGGTATTTCTTTTTGGACTGCTACTTCCGACATGAGTTACTCCTTTATGTTGGGGCCAGCAAATTTACTGGGTAGCCTTATTGTTATTATCGAGTTGTTTTTGTAGCTATTTCTTTTTCTTTTTACGTGAAGCTAGTCCCCCTTTATTAAATCCTGCTCCCCCTATATAACCTTTACCTTGAGCTTGCCCTCTTGCAGTTTCTTTATCTGGCATCCCACCTGTAGGATCAGAATATTGTGCGTTGTCTGCGTTTTCGTTATCTCCTGTAACTACAGGAGTGTTATCCTCGTATGGTTTCATAAGCTCTTTAACTTTTTTGTCTCTAGCGGCTACACCTTTTGCACTTGTATCTGATGATATATCAGAAGCGTCTTGAAACACTTTTGGAGTAGCCCCAGGAGTAAAAGTTTTTTCTGATTCAGTAACATTACCATCACTATCAATAACACTTGAAATAACTTTACTATATCCTTTTTTATTAAATTTGCCATCTTTAGTGTTTGCTAAGAAAGCTGGGTATATTACAGTTTTAAATGTATTTAGTATACCAGGTGTAATTTCATCTTCTGCCGTTAGATCTCTTACTATAGTACCTTCAAGAGGGTGTCCTATGGGATGAACACGAAAGCCATCTCCAATTTCTTCTTCCCCTGGTTCAGCTTTTTGTCCACCACCTGACGGAGGCAACGTACCATATTCATTGATATATGCCATAATTTGAGCTGTACTATTGGTAGGAAAAAACTTATCAATTAGTTTTGCTGCAACACCAAGCGTCCCAAAACCAGGTAGTTCAAAAGGAGGATTCATAGAGTCATTTACTATGTCAGCTAAAGTAGGTCTTACTGGTGGGCCACTATCTGTATTATTTTCACCCTCCTCTGATTGAACAGGAGTGGGATCTACCGTTTCTACTGGCGTTACTGCTGCACCTTCTTCAACATATCCTGGTGGTATAGGAGGTACAGCTATGCCATTTATAAACCTAATGTACATTTTTAAACCTGCATCGTTTACATATGTCTTAACTACAGGCGCAGATCCTGTATTCATTTCAGTAACTAGTCCCCCTGGTTCATAACCACGTATCATTCCACCTTTATTTGCAGCTACAGGTTGCCCATCATCAAAAGTTTCTAATTCATCTAAAGAAAAAGGAAGCTCTTCTTGCCCCTCTATAGGTTCTCCACCCATACGTCCATTTCTTTCTAATCCAGCAAGTTCTGTTTTAGCTTGTGTGCGAAGATCTTCAAAAAACTTTATACCATAAAATTGTAGTACATCAGCAGGTACAACATATTCTCCTGCACTTAATCTAGCAGGTATGTCATCTCTAACTTCTGAAGGCAACGCGCCAGGGGGTACTTCATTACCGCTTACTGGGTCTACTTCTGTTCCAAACGCCATTTCAGTTTGTTCTTCAAGTGCCATTACTGGGCCTCCTTCTGCCATTAATTCAGGAACAGGTCCTGTGTATGTTTCTGTTTCATCTGTTCTGTCTCGAAAGCTGTCAGGCCCAGCATATTCTTCTTTATATGATGTTGGAACATTTTTTTGTTCAGACATAAATTTTCTTAAATCATCATCTCCTGACTCATATCCCATACGTGGGTTAACATTATTTTTTCGTCTAATAGAACTCTGTACAGCTTCAGGAGGAGAATTTCTTGATAACCAAGCTGAAGCAGCGTCGTTTATCATTTTTAAATCATTATACATAGGCATTGTAGCACTGGGATCTGCAGTTTCTATATTATTTTTTCTTTTTAAATATGCAGGATTTGGCGTTTGAATAGTTGATCTTATATAAGAGGGTATAACTTTAGGGTCAGTTAATGATCTTGCTACTTGATCTTTATAGTTGTATTCACTTGCAGGGTCTTTAACTTCGTACACAGGTTTTCTATCATCAAAACCAATTAAATCAGGACTAGTTTCAGAAGAAAGTTGCATTAATTCATCAATCGGGGGTATCTTCCCTGTACCACTTAAAATTTCACTTATTAACGTATGTTCGTTACTGGTTTCAGGATCAAAACCATAAGCAAGATCCTCGTTTCTAAGTCGGTCAAGAGTTTTTATTGCATCAGTCCCTAAGTTACCACTATCTACTAATACATTTGTTCCGTGGTGCATTAATTCGTGAATTAGAGTATCTAATGAACTTGATCGAGCATCTGCCTGTAATTGTATTGCTTTTTTTTGATCCATAGACAATGAATTGTAATAACCTGTTTGAAATTCTTTTTTACCATTTTTATCTATTTTATAAAGGTTATTAATATTAGGATACGGTTCGTTATTGTTTTTTAGTTTTTTAAGTAAATCACCAAGCGCACCACCTATATCTGATTTTGGGTCTAAAATATCTGTTGCGTTATAGAATAAATAGGCGTTACGTTCTGCGGATAACTCTCCACCAGAGCTACCAATTTCAGTCATCATTGCCCCTCTAGTTAGACCTCCGTATCTTGTTGTACCATCGTCAAGTTTAAATGGTGCTATAGGTGCTTTATCCCCTGTCTCATTGTAGTTAAACGACTGTATATTTTTAATAACTTTACTTAAATCTCCCCCTGTGCCTCGCATCATATTTCGCAACCCTACTTGAGCTAAAGGATTGCCTTTTATTAATTTTTCTAACTCAACTTGTAATTCAATATCATTGCCTGTAAATTTAGGAGCAACTAAAGGGGGGAGTTCAGGTGCTGCTATTGCAAAACCTTCAGGAAACAGGTCCTTTCCTCTTTGTATAATTTCTTTAATATCAGCTGGACTTGGAGAAGGAAACATGTCCTCTGTCCAATTATTTAAAAATACTTCTTCAGATTTAGTTTTATGCATTAACTTTATCCCTAAGTAATTTTAGTTGTTTTAATGCCATAATAGAACCCTGCGCTCTATGTATTTCTATTGTTGTACTAGCTTGTTCTAAGTTTCGATGGGCAGAAGATATTTTTATATCTAGTTCTTCAAGAAAAGCGTCCCATTCTTTTTTGTTATTCACAAAAGTTTTAAGCGACATTACCAGTAAATCCTTCTTCTCCTGGTGCTAAAGCCATTCCTGTTCCTACTTGACCACCGCCACCGCCTGTTGCATCCATTGCATCAGCACCAGCTACAGCTTGAGGTGCGCCACCTGGAGGTGCTGGTGGACCCATACCTTCTTGAGGTGGAGGTGCTGGTTGTTGGAAGTTTTTCAGTAACTCAGCTTGAATAGCTGCATCTTGTAATGAGTTAGTAACTTTATCAGGATCTAAGTCCATGCTCTTAGCTATTTCTCTAATGATGTAATCCATCTTAGCAAAGGGTGCTAGGGCTGGGTTTTGTACTGTACCTAAGAACTGCATTAGTCGTTGACTACGTACCTCATTAGCCATTAGGCTTTCTGTGCCACTAGCTTTAACTTCTAAGTCACCTCGTATATCTGGGTCAAAGTCAAACTGCATATTAAAAGCAAAGAACGCTTTACCCATAGGAGCAATAAGATAGTCATCTACATTCTTAACTACAGAACGTATGCTACCATTAGCGGCTGACATTAACATAGATATACCTGACGCGGTACGTCCTACACCTGACACTCCAGTCTGCCCGTGAGCAAAGCTAGGAAAGCCTGTGCTTTCATCAGCTAGTACTCTAGCCTTATCGAACAACTGCATATTCTCCCCAGCAACATTAGGAAACTTAGTGCCAAACAATGCTTGCCCTGGCGCACCGCCTTGTCTACGGAATACTTTACCTGGATACACTGACATATCCTGTCCTGGCACAAGGTTGGTTTCATCAACCTCGATAATAAGATTACCAGATAGCGCAGCATTATCAATCGCCATACGCATAAAGCCGTTCATTAATGTTTGGGTATCGTCCATGTTTTCGGCAATACCTACACCAAAGAAACTATATGGGTTGTGTTCAAATGGAACAGCGTAATATGGGATACGTGCAGGTTTAAATGGGTTTAACACCATTCGTAGCACTTCTCCATTGCAGCACCAGATGTTGCAGTTCACTTCTGGTAAATCTTCTAATTCTTTAGGAATACTAACACCGTTTTCTTCGAGGATGTTTGTATCAACAAATCCCCAAAACTCTAAAACTTCCCAGCGTTCTGATGCGTTATGTTTAGCATCATCATCTTCCATATTCATTTCCCAGTGCTTTAATGTATAATCAGCACCTACATCTATTGCTTGCTCTATACCATCAATCATAAAGTATGGGCGACTTTTTAAAGCTCTAAGTTGATTGCGAGACATCTTATGCCGTTCAACTGTGTATTCTGCGTCATCCATACTAGCAGCTTCTGGGTCAGGATAAAAGTTCCACACAGATACATGGTTAGTTGATGGTACAGTTTTAATTAGGGGATCGTAGTCACCTTCTTCATTCCAATTAGGATATTCTTTGTCTACAGCAAAAGGGCCTTTCATTACGCCCATGCCTAATAGAGCCATTTCAAATGCCATACTACGAAGATGT